TGATGTAGTCACGCTCCCATTCATCGCGCGCGAGTTTGAATCTTGATGGTTGCTTCACGTCTTCTTCTCCAATCTCCATCTAAGGTGTGCAAGTTCTTCGGCATACGCTTCCATCAGGGCCCCTTTACTTTTCCGAAGCTCCTTCAATTCTTGCTTCATTCTCTTATTCGAATTCCTGACGGCGTTGAGGTATCTCTTTTCCACCACTTCAATCGGCACGCTGCCCGTGCGGTTGATTGCTTCTTCTGCATCTGCGAAGGCAAGGTCAGGGCTGTGCTCAAACCGAACCAGATGCCAAACCTTCATTCGGTTTCTTCCAGCTCGCCGCTGAACCCTAGTCCCGCCTGGGCGGGTGATCCAAAGAAGTCCGCCGGGATTCTTGTCCGTACATTTTGTGCTGCCTCGAATCGTTCAGGGAAATACTTCCGCTTGTCCTCATCACTTAGGCAATGGAAGCAGGCGAACAAGATCTCGGCACCCTCGCCCACGTTCATCAGATCATCAGTTGTGCGCTGTTGGCCGCAGCCGTCACACTTCATTGATCAAGCTCCCTGTTTCCTTGGGCTCAAAGCATCGCTTGCCTGACTTGAGGTAAGCTTCACCCTCTGGCCCGTTCATCTTCTTGTGAGCATCCTCCAGCTTGTCGCAGTAGTAACCATTGGGTCCTTCGCCTTCCATCACATTGCCTTCGTAGTGATTCAGCCAAAGACAGTTCGCGCAGTTCTTCTTCATTCGTTCCCCTTCAGCCGCGCGATCTCGCCGGCATATTCGAACACTCGCGCCTCTTCCGCTTTGAGCAGGGCGCGGGTTTCATCAAGCTCCACCTTGAGTGCGTCGTGCGCGGACTTCTCGATGACATGAATCAGTCCGTATTGCCATTGCAACGGTCCCTGATGTGGATGCTTTGTATAGGCGTCACCGAAATAGATCGACTCTTCATCATCCTTCTCATGCTGATCCTCATCGATCCAAAACTCACGCGGCTTTGCGCTGGCCGGGGTGGGGTTGATGCGAGCGCGGTCCTCTGCTTCAAGCTTGTCGAGATTGCACCACTGGCACGGCATTGCCATCTTGTGGGTCGGGCATCTGTCGGGAGTCATGTATCACCTTGATCTTTCAGAACAGTTAGATTTATCCAGGCATTGAAGAGCGTGAAGAACGTAGTCGGAGCAAAGTCCTCGAACCGATCGAGGCGCTTGCCAATCCCAATTAGCGTGAGTGTTGTAGATATACAGATGACATAGAACATTGCATTTCTAAATTGTAAGAAGCGCTCAACCTTCTTTGTGTTTCCCGACGGCTGCCATGAAACGAGCTCGCCCCTTAGCTTATCGATGAACGCAAAGAAGTAAGCATAGCTCGCGACTTGTCTCGCGCGTGGTGCATACAGCCCGAACTTGTGCGTTGTCCACATTGGAACAACAAGGAAGCCATAGAGAAACGAAGGGAAACTAAAGACTAGGTTGTACCAATGAACAAGCTCAGGGAAAAACCAGATAAGAATTAGACTCGGCATTGAGATCAAAAACACAGTCACGCCGCTTGAAATATAGAAGAGCATTCCACTTAGGTAACAAGCCTTCTGCATGATGGTTAGATTCGATGTCCAAAATTTCCGACTTAGGAATAGCGAGATTGAGCCCGTTGCCCAGCGGTATTGCTGCAGAAAGAAGCTCTTTAAATCATTCGGGCATATGCCACGCGCGAGACACACCGGAACATACTTCACCCGCCATCCAGCGTCCGTAACCATGAAGCCAGTGTGCACGTCCTCAGAGTATGCAATCGCAGCGGTTCCACCAAAGGGTTCGAGCGCTGACCTTCTATAGAGAGCGTTGGAGCCCACACAAATGGGCGCTCTAAAGTGATCGCGTGAAACTTGGATCAGCCGATAGAAAAGTTCTTGAATATAACCCGCACCCTTCTCAACCCACGTCTGCTCATTGAGCACGCTAAAGAACTGAGGCGTCTGCACAATCGCGGTTGTTGGATCATTGTGCATATAGATAAGCGTCTCTTGGAGGAAGTTCGGATGAGGACAAAAGTCAGCGTCGAAGACTACGAAGAAATCTCCGGACGTTTGAGCAAAGGCGTTTCGTAAATTGCCAGCCTTCTTAAGCTCCCCTGGGTTGGCGCGCGTAATGTAGTTGAAGCCAAACTCTTCAGCCAAAAATTTCACATGCAGATCAGCTGCATCGTCGAGAACAAAAACCTTTAGGCTCTTGTAGCTAAGTCTCGAGATATGAATCCATGTATTTCGAAGTACCTCAAGGGGTTCGCCACACACGGGCAAGTAAACGTCAACGGATCCCATGTCGTAGTTGAACTGAAGACTTGAAAGAACTCGATGCTGTTCAAAATCAAAGTCGCGCCCGAGAAGGCCAATCAAATAAGATAGCCCTAGGTACACAGTCATGACGACCGCATAAGCTGAGAAGAAGAACAATGCTGGATGTGCGGTGACGTATAGCCAAAGACCGACAAGCAAACTCAGGACACTCAAAACTCCCGGCGCATACAGGGAGTATCGCCGGGGTTTCGAATACATGAACCGCTCGAAGTCTTCGGGCGCTTTCGGTAGAACTACCATAGATTAATCGTGAGCTTTCCAATGATCTCTTGAACTACGGTGTCTTCCGAAAGCTCACCTTCACGTGGGCGATATGCCAGACGAATACCCGGAGACACAGTCAAGAATTCGCCCACGAATATATCCACGGAGTTCTTCGTGACGAACCACTTCGAGTAAGAGTCACCCTCATCTTCAAGCATAGAGTCACCAAAGCCAGTCCATGAATTCAAAGCAGCTCTATCAGAAATGAGAGTCTCATAAATCCCAAGGCCAACCATGTAAGTGGTTTGTTCATTCTTCGGATTATATCGCGGCTCGAAAGATAGCTTGCCGCTTGCGAACACAGAACCAGTAAAGAACATAAACATTAGAATCAAAGTTGCACGCATATAAATACCCCCTAAGGTCTTTGCGTTTTGTTTTCTTGAAGATGAATTCAAAAATCTGTTGTGCCATTCCTTCGCTTTGCGAGCGCAGCATCTAGCGGTTCACCTAGAATGAACTCCATACTTTTCGTTTGTGCTTTCCCCCTTTCAAAATCGAATTCAATTACACTTGAGGTCTTAATAATTTCGCCGTCCTTAAAACGTGGATGATCGTATATATACCCAAAGACTTGATTCTGTGGACCTATATACCAATGCTCGATTCTCGGGCGCTTGCCCGTCTCGCTCACTTCTTCTTCCTTGGTTTCTTCGGAGTGAACTTATCCACGTACACAGTTCGCGCAGTGGTGTTGGTGATCACTATGCCGCGCACCTTGGTGTTATCACCTGGCGCAAGCGGATTGCCTGAGCGCTTTGTTGGACGCTTTAGAATTCGGATATTGATCATGTATCCCCTCTCTTAATTAAATCAGTCATTGCCTTAACCATGTTCGCACCAGTCTGAAGGCTCGCGGCCAACGCATTTGCCGCTGAGATTGCTGTTTCAATCCGGTGAGTTTCCACCCGTTGAGTTCCTTCCTTTGACTTCGCTAGATCCGAATCGGTTACGCACTCTTCGATTAAACCCATCAACCTGTCTGCGGACTTGTTCAGTAAATTCAGCGAACGAAAGGCGGCCATCTCTAAATTCGCGCGTGAGTCGCCTGATTGCGCGGGCTGGGTTTCGCCGATCGCGGCGAGCTCGCTCCTTGGCGGCGTTTGCGTCTCGCTCTGCTTGGTATCGTTCTCGGGCGGCGGCATTAACCGCGGCTTGGTCTTTTCTGTTTCGCTCGAGTCTGGCTGCATTGATTCGCTCCTTGTTGGCATAGTAGTAGTCTTTGGCTCTTTGGCGCGCGCGCTTGATTTGTTCCGGCGTTTGGTTCCGGACCCTTCTTCTTTCCAGGCATCGCGCTCTATACTCCGCGTTCTCGGCAATGCGCCGACGGTAACGCTCTCGATCTTTCTCTCGACGTCTGGCAATACTTTCCGGGGACCGCCCCATTTTTCGAACTCCTGTGCACAGTGAAGCGAATGAAACCTCTGGGTGCTGGCCGGCGTGACACGCATGACTTGACCGCAGTTACCGCACGGCCGTGACTCAAGCGTTACAGTTAGAACTTCGGTCAGCATGTCGCGCTCACCGATTCAAAGAGTGGAAGCTGCCCCTGTCTACGGCTCTGCAATTCATCTTCGATCGCCTCTCGCTTGCTCCGGCGGCGATCGAACTTCTTGTAAGCATTGTGATAAGCGGACCGCGCCTTGAGCTCTTCCGACCGGGCTTCTGCTAATGCGTTCTCGAGTCGCTCGATAGCGCTCCGAAGTGGATCAGCCTGCATTGGCGTCCCCTTGTCCGACGAAAACCAGAAACTTCTCTTCAACACCGGGACTGACTACGTACGGTTTGAACTCGGCGGCCGGATCGAACGGCGGCTCTGGTGAATAGGGACCCGGCGGCTTAGGCTTGACCGGCTTCAGCGTTTTCACTTCCCGGTTTATCCAAGTCACAATCTTGGTGGGCCAGTGTGCTATATCAATTGGCTTCTTCTCCGCGGCGTAATGGTTGACGCAGTTCCGGATGGTGGCATTCAGTGAGGCCTTCGTGAATCGTTCAAGCAGATCGTCTCGTACGGACTCAGGCAGCTGATTGAATAGAAGGTTGACGGTTTCATCCCTCCCCAGCATTTCCCCCAATGGCGTAGCCTTCTGTGCTGGTGCTTTTCCATCAGCAACAGCAAGAGTTTTGAGCTCAGAGGGAGAGGGAGAGGGAGAGGGAGAGGCTTCCGTTTGCTCAGGCTTGCTTGCGTTTGCTTCGGTTTGCTTGGATTCTCCACCCTTCTTGCCGGCATCCTTTTTCTTTTGAAGCCAGGTGAAATGATTCTTTGCGCCGACAACGGTCACGAACTCACCATCCACCTTGGCGAACACCGGGATCAAAGCTTCCGGAAACTGCTCTTTAAATTCATCCACGGAGATCCGCTTACCTTTACGGAACTTGTCCTGGCCGAAGCGAATCCAGCGCAGCGCCACCCCCAAGGCTTCGTCGTAACTTTTGATCTTGTCCGCGCCGGTGACCCGGCCAACGTCTACGAAAAATTCGTCTTCAATATTGATTCTTGGCATCTTATTCCCCCCGGAATACAGCTTCCGCGCACCGCTGCCTTGAGCGTCTTGCGTCGAAAGTTTGTGCTTTGATTTAAAAGTGGATTTGATAAGCTGTGAGTCCGTCGATTCGAGCAGGGTGCCACCTGTGAATAGTTCCAAGCGGCGGAATCTCCAACACACAAAACATCATCAAAAAAATGTACGGAATTTGTACGGCATACTTCGCATATTGGGCGGACTTCGCCGGACGTGAGCGGACGGCAGTCAGAGGCTAAGTCATTGACGACACTTGCAAACGTGCGAAATGAATGGTCTCTTGATTTTGGTGATTCATCTATCCCACTTTCTTCTAAGCAGTAGGTCGCACGTTCGAGTCGTGCCGGGATCGCCAAAACTTCCAAACACATACAAGATCTGACCAGTCTAAAAACTCCCTCAATGTACGGAATTTGTACGGCATGGTCTGTCTTCATGTCAGCGTCACCTTGGCGATCTCTGCCTTGAGGTTCTCAGGGAACAGATGCGAGTAGACGCGTTGAACCATTTGAATTGAAGTGCCAGCGATCTTCGCAACCGCGAAGGGGTCCACTTTTGCCAGAAGCGCGTGGGTGATAAACGAATGCCGGTGGTCGTAGTTCCGCCCGGCAATCCCGGCCGCTACAGACACCCGCTCCCATGGCCCGCGAAAGCCATCCTTTCGCATCGGCTTGGACGGATCGTCTCGGTGCGGGAACAGGAAGGGTGAGTCACCACTGGCTGCCAATTGCTGCACAAGTAGGGCCCGGGCGGCAGCATGGATCGGCACCGGTCGCCCGCGCTTGGTCTTCGTGTCGATCTTCTTAAGGCGAATCATGTCCGCCGGCAGATCGATCCGGTCCTTGGCGAGTTGGGTAATTTCTGACGGGCGCATTCCCATGTATTGTTCCATGACGGTGAACAGGTGGAAGGCAAGCCCTTCCTTCGCGGCTTCAGTTCGGATGGCCGCAAGTTTATCCACGGGGAAAGCCTGGCCGATCGATTCTTCTTCGCGCGCCGCTTTGAACTTGGCATCGGGATCGAAGAGCTCAGGTTTCTCGGTCATCTTCTTCTTGCGCTTGCACCAAGTCAGGAATGAGGACAAATACTTCCGCATGTTGGCGAACTGGATCTCCGGGTTTTTGGTGCGCTCGAGTTCAACAAACTCAGGCCAAGCGTCTTCAATCTCCATCAATGATTTGCCAGTGAAGAACGGTAGGAACTTTGTTTTTCCAAACTGTGTGTATTCGTAAAGGGTCTTTGGTCGGGCGACAGCGGTCTTGTCCCCGGCCTCTTTCGCCTTGAGGAACGCCGGCCATACATCTTCGAACATCTCTTTAGGCTTGTGCCAATCGACACCAAGAAGGATGCAGTTCTCAATGTCGTCCGTCATGCGAACGGCGGTGCTGAAGTTCTGAGTGCTGAGAGATTCCTGCACCACCACGCCACGCTTCTCGAAGCGCGCCCAGTAGAACTTTCCGCGCCGCTTGATACGCGTGTCTTTTGTCGGCTGCCAAACCTTACCGCTCATAGCTTCTTCACGTCTGCCTTGAGTTCGTCGGGAACGAACCTAGTCTTGCGTCCGATCTTGTGATAGCGAATCTTTTTCTTGGCCATCAACTCATAGACTGTGGACCGCGATACCTTCATGAAGGCAATCGCATCTTCAAGATCCCAAAGAGATTCAATTTTCTTTTCCCCCACGTGTCCCCCTAATTGAGTTTGATCTCAGTCCATTCGCCCATTGAATTCTTAAACAGCTTTACCCCACGCTCTTTCTCTATGTCCGGAAGAGATCGATCGCCGCTACAGCCCACGCAAGGTGCAACAAAGTTCATTGGCTGTAAGGTCATCCAGCGCTTTCCATCGCAGAGCCCGCACTCGCCTTGTTCGTTAGTTCCGTACATTAGTTCCATCGATTCCTCTTTCCCTTTACAATCTGACTAAGGCGCATCTTTACTGCCGGCGAGACGTTCTTGCGTGCAAATGTGAGTGCGCGGCGCAGCCGCCCAACCTCCTTGCGAAGACGCGTCGAGGCCTGGATGTACTCCTTGAAGATCTGTTCCTTCTCAAGCTTCAGAACTTCGAAAGACTTCTTATCCACAGCTGCGATGTGTTCGCTCATGAACGGGTTATTTGGATGAGGTCGAACGATGTGGCCAGTCACTCTTGGTTGCATAGCACCCCCATAAAAGAACTCGAGCCCGTCTTGTATTGAAGGAACGCTATTGGACAATTGTGGTTTATAGACGGGCTCAAGAAAGTCTCCTTTAAGTGAACGCCTCGAGAGTTTTACAGGACCCATTCCCGCTAAGTTATGGGTGTCCCAAGGCGCTCACTTAAAGTGCCCCGATTCGTTCGGGGCCGACGCAACCGTATGACGGGCCGGTTGACCTTCGGGTTTAGTTAACGACTTTCCTTCGTCGAGCGCCTTGATTTATTCAGCCCCGCTATGTCTCACCGACACGCTACTGTGGGTCTTCTACGCTCGCACTCAACCGTTCGACCAATCCGGTAAGGCTTTTCTAAAAGTCCGAGGCCGGTCGCGACTCCGGCACCCGTCGCTCCACTGCCGTTGAGCGACTCTTGGCAGAATTCACGTGTCTCTAGTGGAATCCTTGGTCAGGTATATTGGACCGCCAATTCCACAGCTTCCCACGCCGCTCGGACAAAACTTCAAACTCTCAACAACATCAGCACTGCCCATGCAGAGCCGAGAATGCAAACAACACAAATCAAATTAAATAACCATGCAGCTGCGCTACTCACCCCGACTCTCATCAATCACCCGATGCCATGGCAGTGCGTTCGTCGCGAGCCTTTGCCAAAAGTTCCGTAATGAACTTTGAATCTGCCTTGCTCAAGTCATTCCGCAAAGTCGCGCGCATATTCTCAACACAGCGAACAAGGTCATCAAAAAGGTTCACGCGTCTAATCAGTTCATCAACCAACTTCTGATCATCTCTGAATCCTTTGATCTGATAGAACGAAATTAGGGTGCTGCCTTTTGAGTCTTGAATCTTGATCCACTCATCCGGAGAAAGCTCCGCGCCAGTGATGCTGCAGAACTTCGGCTTCACTTCATGCACTGATGTTAGCGGTGTCTTGAATGGTTCGCTCATGTTCCAATCCTCCGAATACCTTTGAGCTTTAAAACTTCAATCATCACCGGCTTGAAGTCCGGTTGAAACAAATGGGCAACGGCCTGATCAAGTTCTTTCTGAACTTGAGTGCGCTCACTTGGTTTCCAATTGCGCGCAATCTCAAGCTGGCCTTCCCAAATCTTCCGGAACTTCGGACACATGTTGGGATGATCGGCTGGGTTACTCACGCGACTTCCTCGCCACACTCTTCGCGCTCACAATCGCCGACCGTGTCGCCCTCGAAGTAAACACCACGCCCACAGCATGAACGCCCGACTTCGCAATACTCTTTGCACACAACGCACATGCCGGACTCACCGATACATGTGTCACACTTTTCTGCTTCACTCATGCGCTCACCGAATTGCCTTCAATGATCTTGTTAGTCTCAGCGATGCGCTTCCATTGGTCGCCATACTTCACGCCAAGGCTTGCAAGCATCTTGTCCATGTCTTCAAGGAATGCAGGGATCTCGTCGTCAAAACGCTTCTGCACTTCTTCATCGCGAGGAATGGTCACGTACTTCATGGGCTGCGCAAACATGCGCGGATCAGCCTGGCCGAAGTCCCACTCACCTGCATCAAGAACACGAATGCAGAATTGAACTTGCTTGTACCATTCCGGCTTAATCTTATCGGCGCACAAGAACTTGATATAGTTTGCGGTCCTATAGGGGCATTTAATCTCAACGCCCTTCAGGTCCGTGACAAGACCATCGGGCGAACAGCCTTCACGGAACTTGTCGTCTTTGAATACGAATGTAACGGGCTGAACAGTAAGGCCGGTTTCAAACTCGTAACCGGCGCGCACGCCTGCCTCATTCTGTTTTCCCCAGCTCAATGCCTTGGCATCGATCTCTTCAATCTCGCTCGTACAAACCTGGCCCACCAGATCACAGAGATACGTTAGGCGCGTTTCTGAACCAGGCTTGGCAAGAGCATCACCAATCTTGCTTGCTGACAAAACACCAAGCTTTATCCTGAGCCAAGCCTCAGAGCCTTGTTCCGCGCCAATTGCGGAAATGCCGTATTGCTTTTCAAACTTCGCAAGGAGTGCATCAATCTCAGCCAGCTTCTTCATTCACAGTTCCCTTCTTCTTGCGCGCATTTAGCGCCAAGGCGTTCAACATGTTTTTGGATTGTGTGATCTCGGTGGCGGTCAATTCATCAATCGATCTGATCTCGCGGCGGTGAGTGGCCACTAAGTAATTCAAATACTTTTCTTCTGAGCGGTCGAGTTCGACCAAGAACTCGCGAATGGTCTTTAGGTCCTTCGCTCTTGCGTCTTCAGTCGGAGCGGCAATCAAGGCCGGTGCATTCAGGTCAACGCCGTCAGCCTCATCACTTGCGGCCACTGCTTTATCAAGGCGAGTGCGGTCCGTCTTCGGCCAAGACTTGTAACCACGGCGGATGACCGTCTTCTTGTCCATCTCAACTTCATCCGTAACCCAGGGGCATGTCTTGGAATTGTCGCGAACAAATGCCTTCCACGCCTCTGAGCGGTCACGGATTGCATGGATGTCCTTGATTGACATGTAATCCACCAAGTACTCAGCATCCGGAGTCTTGGCGACAACATACGCGCCGACAACTTTGCCGCGCTCGCCGAACGGGTTGAACTCATGTTGGGGGGGCGTGTTCAATCCTCTGTGCAGGAACGTATCGTTAGCGCAAACTACTTCGGCCTTCGCCCAAAGAATTGCCT